CCACCTGCACCTGTACCAACTCTACCACCAGTTGACTCTGCAAACCTATCAACAAATTGTTCTCCTGCTTGTCCTAAGCTACCAAATTTCTTGGTTGGTGCAGGTGTTGTTGGTACAAAGTCATCTTCAACTGCTCCAACAATGTCATCTATGACTTTATTCTCTGTTGGTGGTAAGCCTTGATTACCAACTTCACGTCCTGCAAGATTAAATAAAGCATTAAATTGATTCGTCAAGGTGTCTAAATCTCCACCAATCAATCTAACTATTTCATTTATGCCGTCTTTAAACTTCTCTGCTGACTTTAAATCTTCTAACGCTGAGTCAAGTTCTGCCTTAGCTAGAGCCATTTCCAAGATGTTCTCAGTAGAGTTAGCAGTTGCCTTAGCTAAATCTTCTTGTGATTGTCTGTAATCATCTTGTGCTTCTCTAAGTTTTTCTGTTTGTTTAATTACATCTTCTTCTGCTCTCTCAATATCTCTTAAGGCTTGTTCTTCTTCTCTTGAGATAGCAGTTGATTGTTCAATTAATTCATTTAAGCGTTCTCTTGCAACTGCAAGTTGTAGTTTTTGTATCTCAGACTTTTCTTCTACTTTTTCGAGTTCTGATATTTGTTCTCTTTGTCTTGCAATAGCTAGGGATTCTTCATTAGTTACTTTTGCACCAAGTCCTGATACTTTATTAAAATCTTCCTTAGCTTGTTCAACCTTACTGTTAGCTTTTTCTAAATCTTTATTAGCTTTATTTAAGTTAGTTAATGCTTTAGCTTCTTTATCTACTAGGTCTAATCTATCTTCTTCTATATCTCTTAGGTTTTGATAAGCGTCATTTAGACTTCTAAGAGCGTCCAATCCTGCCGTTGCTCTATCCCTAGTAAGTTGCTTCTCTGCTTCTATTTCTTCTCCTGTAAGTTCGATTGATTCTTCTTTAGTGTTATTTAAGTTACCTGTTTCTCTATCTAACTCGTGTGTGTTAGCGATTAAATCTCTTTGTATTGCTTCTTGGAACTTCATAGCTTCGGCAAACTCTTGATGTGTTCTAATTAAATCGCTCTCACTTGCTTCGGTACTCTCTATTGCAACATTGTATTTATCATAAGATTGTTCCGACTTCTTGATTGCAATACCTTGTTCTTCCATAATGCGTTTGCCTTCTTCAATCTTTTTGTTGAAGTCTGATTGTGGGTCTATAACACTAAGTATGCTTGAGAGTAATTTATCAAAGAAACCTATTGTTCCTTCTAAAGCAGGTTTTAGACTATCGATTAGAACTAAACCAACCTCTGTAAATTTAGAAGATAATATATCTATTTGACCTTGTAAAGATGTAACTTGTTTGTCTGCAACGTCTTGAGTTGTACCACCTGCGTCATTAAGAGCAGATTCATACTCTCGTATTTGATTTCCTGCACCTGACAAGATTTTAACTGCGTCAGCTACACCACGATTTAAACCTAACTGGTCTAATGTACTTGCTTTAAGTTCATCAGACATTGGAGATAATACTGAGTCTAAGTTCTCTACTAAGTCTGCAACATTAAGTAACTTACCTTCTGAGTCGAACATTTGTAGGTTAAGTTTTGCAAACTCCTCTTTGTTCTTGGCAGTAGCTCTAGGTATATCTCTAAGTAACTGGTTTAACTTCTCGCCTGCTTCTGCACCTTTAACACCTCTATCTGCAAAAGCTGATAAGACTGCTACACCTTCTTCGATAGATTTGTTAGCAACCTTTAGAGAAGCACCTGCTTTGTTTGTAAGAGCTTCTGAGAACTGTTGTACAGAAGCGTTTGCTAAGGTGTTAGCTTTTACAAGAACGTCTGTAACTCTAGTTAAGTTTGTAAGGTTTTGTTCTGCGTCTTTAACTGTCAGACCTAATGCAGACTGCGAGTCAGTTGCTAAGTCAGTAGCAAGAGCCATATCAAACATACCTGCTTGTGCGAATTTAGAAACTTGTGGTAATGCTTGTATAGATTGTTCTGCGTCTAAACCTGCTGACGCTAAGAAAAAGAATGCTTCTGCTGATTCATCAGCACTAATTCTTGTTTCGATTGCAACTTGTCTAGCAGACCTGCCCATAGCAATCTGTTGTTCTTCTGTTGTTTTCATTATGGCAAGAGATTGGTTGAGTTTATCCTCGAACTCTATGAACTCTCTTGTTGCACTTGCTAAGGCTTTAACAAGGACTGTACCAACGGCAATAGCACCAACTTTAGCTACTGTACCAAACTTATTTAATTTCCCTGATGAGTCATCAGTTGACTTACCCAAATTATTCATTTGGGCTTTAGCTTTAGTAAATCCTTCTAGGACAAGTTTTATTAGGATATTTGAACTACCCATTATCTTTGTTTCCTTTTCTTAGCTTCTGCTTCTGCCATAGCTCGTTGTTTGTTCCTCTCTTGTTGTTCTACATAGTAGTATGTAGCCCACTGAGAATACTCTAATGATGACATTTTAGTTCGCAGTTCGCCAACTGTCATTCTTAAGTCACGAGCTAATCTGAATTGGAATACTAAGTCAGGGTTAGCTTTTGAAATCTTCGGCTAGTGCCGACTCAATCTCGCTTCCTACACCGTTAAGTGTATTAAGTTCTGCAAATATTAAATCAATAACTGTTGCGTCTTTTTCATACAGTTCATCTATTGATTCTTCGGTTAACTTAGGCTCAACCACACTTGCTATTAGAAGTGCTTTTTGATAATCAAAAGCGTCTGTTTGTTCGCCATTGATTAATCGACCTAATTCGATTTGCATTTTTTTAGATATGCCTTTTACCTTCATAGAGACATTCCATTGTGGAATATCAATAGTCTTGGTTGGCACATCAGGTAATGACTTTATGTCATCTAAGTTTAAAATTTTAGCCATACGTCTAGCTCTCCTTTTTACTTATTAATGTGTTGCTCTTGTGATTGCACCTGAAACTTGCATATCGGCAGAATATCCTACGACATCTCCTACTGGACTTGATATGGCATAAGAAGTCAAAATTGCTTCTCCAGTATATTTTACTTTGCCACTACCTGTTCCTTCAGGGCTATATTCAAAAGATAGAGTTGCTGATTGACCAACAACTGCACCCAATATAGCGTCAGCAGTAGAATCCCAAAGACCTGACAATCCGATTGTCGCGTCTTTAAGACCTGCGATATATGTTTTATTATCTGCACCTAGTGTTGTAGTTTCAGATACATCTGATGTTTCAGGAAAATCAACATTGTTTACAAAAGCTGAGATGTCAGTTAATGACCCACCTGAGTTATCAAGTTTGAAAACTGAATCTTTACCGTGTACAAATGCCATATATTCTCCTTTTAATTATTTCTTCCAAATCCAACTATAACATTGAAACTTGGGTTTGTTCCACTAACAGTATAAACGACTTTTAAGTATCGATTTACTGTTGTGCCACTTGCTACTTCTTTAACTTCTGCACCTGCTGATGTTAAAGCAGTAAAAGATACAAGGTCTGCGTATGTCGAGTTATCTGCTGAGTGTGTAATCTTAGCAGTCAACGTAGGCGTACTTGTTCCTGATACTGATGTTGCAATTATAAAAGCACCACCACCATTGGAAGTAGAGCTAGCATTATCTCTAGCAGTTCCGTTACCTGTTGCAGTAACAGTAGCATTTTCTAAAACGCTACCACTAAAGAAACCACTTGCTTGTAAGTCAAAGGTAACTGCAACAACATCTCCAACAGGACTTGAAATCCCATAGTTAGTTGTTACACCTTTGCCGAACATACAATCATCTGTTGCGTCAACTCCGTCAAAACCAATGAGAGCGACTTTATCATTAGTTCCAACTAGACCTTGAATAATATTATCAGCAGTAGCGTCAAAAAATCCTGAGAAGGAAACTGAAGCGTCCTTTTCTCCTGCAACGAATGTTTTGTTAGAGCTACCAAAAGTGGTTGTCTCTCCAACATCAACTGTTCTACTTGGGTCAGCAGAACTTAAATAAGAACTCAAATCTGTTGAGTCCATAAAAACTTTGGTATCTTTACCGTGTATAAAAGCCATTTACTTTTTACCTGTCCTTCTTCTGTTACGCCTTCTGCTTGACGGCTTACTGCCACCAGTTCCATATTTTGACATATCTCTCCTTATCTTAGCCTTACTTTTTTAATTTCCAAGCCAAAGAAATCTCTGCTGAAACTTTGCGTGTTATTTTCCTACGCTCTTTTCTTGTGTTCTTTTCAGCTATAAGTAAGAATGGAACTAAGGGAGTTCCTCTCTCGTTAATGGAGTTTACCACAGAATAAGGGTTGACATCTGTTTTTCGACTAGCCCATTCTTCTATTGGTTGTATAGGTGGATAATGTGGTTTAGTTCTCCAGTTAGCACCACCCCAGTTTTTTCTATTCTTCTTTGGTGGCAATCTATAACCATTAGGAAGTCTTTTAAAGTTACCGTGTACAAAAGCTGAGTGTGGTGCAGTTGCTTCTACTTTGACTGATGTAGGCAACCTACCTCGCATAGCAACATTCTTAGCCTTAATAGATTTCTGTAACTTACCAGTATCAACAGGCACAACTTTTTTTGCTTCTTCAACAATAGCTTCTGAATGTTCATTCATAAGATGACGTAAAGGTATAAGAG